TTATCCATGTTCAGCTTTTCTTCAAGTTCAGCTTCTTCGTTAGCAATTTTTTTCATGGTGTTTTTGCGACCATAATACTTGTATGCTGAACGAGCATCCGTCTTACTGTTATCCCAGTGCTTATCAATTTCAGCACCAGCTTTCTTCATGTAAGATGCTTTTGTTTCTTTTGAGAGCTCATCGACTTGCTCAACTTCTTCATTAGCAGCAACGCGTGGTGCTTTACCCATTGAGGCAGCAAGACCTGGGTTTACTTTGCGGCCTGCCATCTTATAACCAGACATTCTCTTCTTCAGAGTCTTGGTATCCTTACCATCCTTTGACCAGTCACCGCCGCCGACTTTCATTCTATCCTGGATGCCAGAGCCTTGCTTCTTAGCAGCAGATCTATAAGCCATCAACTTGTCTTGTGAGAGTTCATCAATCTGCTCGAATTCTTCTGTAGCAGCAACGCGTGGTGCTTTACCCATTGAGGCAGCAAGACCTGGGTTTACTTTGCGGCCTGCCAGTGAATAACCTTTAAGTCTATTTACGGTTTTCTTTTCATCTTTACCATACTTAGGATTAGAAGCAGATTTACGATATTGCATTAATTTGTCTTGTGAGAGCTCATCGATCTGCTCGGCTTCCTCGTAGACTTCTTCGTCTTCACCCGGCTCGTATCCGTGGCGATCTTTTTTACGATCAGCCTTTTTAACGTTAGCAGCTTTAAATACATCATCACCGTTGCCATTTCGATCGTCATGTTTTTGTACAACATGCTTATCGACGTATTCTTGCTCGTCGGGATTCTTGACAACCATCGGACCAAGCTGTCTTTCGTTTAAAAAGTCTTTAAGCGTCTTCATCGTTGTCTTCCTCTGAATCTGTATCTTGTATTTCTAGATCTTCTAAGTCTAGATCATCGAAGTCTTCTTCGCCAAATTCGTCATCATCTAATTCTGAATCTTCGATTTCAAAATCTTCTTCTTCAAAATCATCAATGTCGATATCATCATCGTCATCGTCTTCGTCAGATGTTTGGAACATCTGTTGTGCATAAGTGTCTTGATAATCACTTAGTGCATTTGAAATTTTATCTGTCATAATATTATCGAATGTTTTTGCAAACTGAGAAGGCTGTTGATCAACAGCGCTGTTAATTAGCTCATCAATATTTTCATAAATGTTATTAGCCATTTCTTTCTCCACAAACTTTTTATTATTTATAATCATAATTATTTTCTTGCAACCAAATCAGGCAAATTAGGTAGTTCTTGGCGCGCTGGTCGCTCTTCAGTAGCTGGTTGCTGCTCTTGTTCTTGTCCTTCTTCAGCTGGCGGTGCCAACAAATCAGGATTAAACTGCGGATTTTTCATTTCTTCAATAATTTGTGCATCAATCTGTTGAATATCATCATCAGTTTGATACAGAATATTTCTACGTACCCATTCATGCGAATAGAATTTACCAAGATAATCATCAATATCACGAAGCATTGATACGCGATCTCTCATGATTTCTGTATTTCTTAATTCTGCAAAATGATTATCTTCTGTGAAATCATAACGCATGTTAAGTTTAAACAGAGGCCAATCTTCGCTTGTAATAATTCCTTTAAGAATTAATTGTTTTTCAAGAACCTTAGTAAACAACATTCCAAAACGTGTACGAAGTCTTGTAATAAACTTAGCAAACTTTACTTCGTCACGAGAAACTTCTGTTGCTCTTCCGAAGTTATATTGTGTTTCTGTATCAAGCCGCGTAACAGGAACATTTAATGATCTGTATAGCTTGCGCTGAAAATAAATGATATCTTCAATCTCGCCAAGATTCTGACCGCCAGGAAGCGTAGTAATTTCTGTACCGCGTCCACCTTCACGGCGAGGAAGCCAGAAATCTTCAAGCATTGTCATATGCTTGCGATCGTCTCTAATTTCGCCAGTACCAGCATCGTAAACAACACGGTTTTTAAATCTTGTCATCACATCACGTAAGTATTGTTCTGCTTTCATTTTTGGCAGATTACCTACGTCAATGTAAAAAATACGTCTTTCAGGTGCACGACTGATTCGATAGATAACTAACGAATCTTCCATTGATTTAAGTTGGTTAAGTGGTTTAATTGCTTTCTGCAAGTGACCAATAACCAGATCACCTTTAACATTTACAAGACCAGATGAAACATTTACAATAGAATCTGGCGCAATTTTAATTCCCTTTGAATCAACGTTTGTATACGTTTCATGCGCAGGTGCTTTACCAAATCCTTTTTCATTGTAAATATAAAATTCATCTTGAGTAACTGTAACTTTTTCACGAGAATCAGAAGAAATCTTTTTCTTTTTCTGTGCTTTAATCTTTCTGATTTTTCTTGGATCAATATAACGAAGTTCTTTAATACCTTCTCTTGGATTCTGTTCATCAATAATAAGATGATAATAAATTCTACCATCAACGTACCACTTACGAAATACTTCATAAGCATGTTGATGAAATTCTAAAAGTCCAAGGACGTTTTCAAATTCTTCACGAATTAATTTTTTAACACGCTCTGGTTGATCCAAGTCATCTAGATTAATTGTAACAAGTTCTTCTTGCGGGTCAATAACAATCGCTTCATTGACAATATCATCGACAGCAAGTTCAACTTCTGGATGCATTGACATTTCACGATATTTTGATACGAGTTCTGCTTCGGTGCGAATTGCACCTTCCATGTCAACAAATGTACCGTAAGCACCACCTTCAGCAACAACAAGAGCTCCATCGTCCTCTTGCTTAGGAGCAAACGATGGATACTCTTTTTCTTCTTGTTTTCTTTTGATCTCAAACCCAAATAGCTCGGCCATATTATAAATTAACTCCGTTCAATAATATAAAAAAGTAAAATATACACTTTACTTATTATTCACCACCAGCGCGACCTGTTGCACTATCTCCAACAACCCAGTAATCGTACTGGAATGTTACCTGGAATAGTTCAATCTGATCGGTTGTTGCCCAGTCAAGTTCAATAGGACTGATATTAGATGGGAACATGCCATGGAATTCATACGTACGGATAGGTGTTCCATCTTTAGCATACTGAATTACTTCACCTTGCGTTTTATAAGAACTGATATCTCTTACGTTTCTTTGCAATCTATTGATCGAGTTCGACCATTCTTCCATAGCGTTACGAATGAGGAAATCCTCATCATTGATAATTGTTACAGTCCATTCTGCGAATGTTCTGTCACCAGCTAACTTCAACTGACGTCCAAAGTAAAACACCGGAATAATTCCGAGGTCAGATGCAGGCAGCTGAGCTGCCTGCACCATGAATGGAGTTTTAAGATCGCCAGCACCGTTTGCAGGATTGTTAATTCTCACCTGAAACAGATTCTGTCTTGCGCCACCGAAAGTTAATTGGCTTCTCATTTCATTGATATTAAAAGCCATGTTTATTTTCTCCTTGGTTTTAATCTATTTATTAGAATTGTCCAACAATTTCGGTAAATTCGACGCCGGATCTCACAGCAACAAAGTTGAGCTGGATGAAGTTAATCGATTTTGCTGGTTTAATATAGATATCACCAACAAACTGATTAGCATCAATAACAGCCGCTGTATTGTTAGTATCGTCACAAACAACACGATAGTCTGTGATACCACGACGACCTTGAACTTCGCGAAGGAATGGCTCTACAAGGCTGCGGAACTGAGCACGTGTAAATTCATCATTGAATTCAAACAGTGTCGATTGTGATGCAGTCGAGATTGCCTTTTCAAGGACGATAAACAGTCTACGTACATTGATACGATCGAATGCGCTTGATCTTCCAAGGAGTGTTTTATCTCCAAAGAGAACTGTTCCTTGACCCGGGAATGTTACAACTGGGTTAACATCGTTCTTGTAAAGAAGATCTCTCTCAGCTTTATCTGGGTTGAAAGCAAGTTTCAGAAGATTTCTTACTTGACCTCTACTGAATCCAGCAGGCGAGAACCAAGGATCGCGAACAAGATCACTTCTTGCAGTAATACCAGCCATGTCACCATTCAATGGAATATAACGGTATACATCGTTGTACTTGTCATACTGATATTTATATCCTGAATCCAAGACAGCGTACGAAGTGTTATTCAAGAGATTACG